CAAGAACTGCCCTAGATTCGTTATTACCTCTTTCGAGGCTTTTCGAATCTAAGAATCGTTCAACCACCCAGAGCAGTAGCTCCTAGCATATCCGTATTAACGGAATGCAGCTTAGAGTCTTGTTAACGACGGCATAAAGCCGGTTGGCTAACAAGACTTTGGATAAGCTGCGCTTCCCTTGGAATCAATCCAAGATACGAAATCTGCATAGGAGTCCTGAAGCTCATCTGCGGTAATGATCAAACGATCATCAACCTTCACGGTGTCGAGCATCTCTTTTGATAGCTCGAATCCTTTTCCGTCGAGTAGGTTTCGATCTAGGATCGAACCCATTCTTGGGAAGAGGCCGTGAATCTGATAATCGATCATAACCGCGAGCATCAGTGTTCTGGGGCTCCCATGAAAGACGAGAGATCGTCCTTCGACGGTCGACGTATTCACCAACAACCCTAGGGTTGCGAGGAGAGTACTCTCGGGCAAAGAAGTCCAAGAGTGCGTCGAATCCGTCTCTCTCAGCTCTTTGAGTTTGAGCAAGTGTTGTCCAAACTCGGACTTCGTCCCTATGAAGGCGAGTATTCCATCTTTTAACAAGATGGCGTTCATCGCCTCCAACAAAGGACGAGAGAGCTGAGCCTCCAGCTTCGTTTCGACCCATAATCCTGAGGTACTTTCGTACCTGAATAGGAAGGAGGTCATCGGCTGTTCTTGATGCATACCATAATCCTTTATTAAAGAGATTGTTGGATGTGTCTACTACAGCCTGGCACGAAGCCGGACTGTCGGCGACTAGTGTTCGTGGTCTACAGGGAGTAACATTATATCCCATGTAACCATCAGTGCCACAAGACTCCCTAAAGTGTCCGTGAATATAGCTTTTGGCCGTATTCACTTTCAACTGAAGGAGCTCCATGGCTCTCACTAATCGCTCATACCCGTATGTTGGCACGATAATATCGTCGCCAAACACACGAACCTTGGTTCGAAGTTCCCTTAATTTTGCCCAAGTGACTCTTTCATCTCCAAGGGTTGATCCCAAGGCGATGCAAAGCATCACTAAGCTCATGATCGGGAACGTCGTAGCAGTACCTTGCGAGGCGAACTTCCGTAATGACAGGAAGCTCGGTTCATCAGAGACTTCGTCTCTAATGTACCTCGTACGTGCGGCGTGCAGAGAACGTAATAAGGAATAATTCTTCCTAAATACGCGCTCCACGGTCCAACACGTAAGTCGATCGCTAGCATCGGATAGATCTACCGTTGTTAGCTCTCGATCCAGGGATGCTTTCAAGACCAAATCACCTGATTTGCTTTGATCCCTAAAGTCAATGAAAGAAGTACCGAAGTATTTCTTACACTGCACAAATAGGAATCTGAGCACCAGTTGCTGACACCACTGATGTGATGTCGGCTCTGCTGCAATAAGCCTAGGACCTTTTGCGTTCTTTGGCACGCAACGCAGGCGAGATGCAACCTCGTGAGAGGTTGGTCTTTCCAATGTAGAACCTATGGTTTTACCACAGGTCTCATACGGAAAAATGGCTTGAAGCTTGTGCGGCCAGTTTGGGAACCATGATTTCTCATGATTCTTTAATCTTTCCGCAACTGCACCAGGGCCATGTTTAAAGCCTGTACCTTGTCCTCTCTCTTCCAACCACTCACTAAATGTAGTGGGGTCGAGATCATCAAAGGTACTGAAGATAAGATCCGCAACCTTTTGGATCTTATTGAGGAGACGTATATCGTCTATCATTTGCTTTTGCTCTAATTCACTGTATCCTTCTTGGAACAGATCATTAGGGTGCATACGCATAGGATAGATATGATCAACAGCTTGTGCAAGATGCACAGAGTCGAGATCAGTCCGATTGCGCCTATCCTCGACCGTTGCCAACTCAGTGGTTAATTCCTCGTCCTGTGCCCTTTCGGGAACAGTATGAAGAATATCACCATAAGAAAGCAAATCGCCACCGTTATGATGGAGATTTCGGGAATGTGATTCTGGCTCTGCCAGATAATCACCTTTTCCTCGGTCGAGGCGGAATTCATCGTATTGCCAGGTGAAACTGGCTTTACGGAGACTCCGTTCGATGTCATGGTACTCTCCTACTTTCGCTTGAATGCGATCGTCTGAGCAACCAACCTCCAATTTCTTCCCGAGCTCAAGAATTGAGCGAAGAAAGAATATGGCGTTGACATCTACCTCATGCTTTAAACAAGAGCTTGAATCAAAGATGCGCAACCATAGTCCCGAAAATAATTTCGGCACTTGGATCTTGGGAGACTTGGCCTTTGTTAAAGGCCCTTCCAAGCGAAGGCGTCCAGTCTCTAAGCCCTCTAGTAATAGAGAGCCGAGACTTGGAAGATCTAGCGTGAAAACTGCTAGATCCCTATCTTTGACCAAAAGGGTGAGCCGATCCAAATCTTTGGATAAACTTCCCTTAAGCTCCGGGTATGCCATCATTGTGTCAGTAATGACACCTGATGCGACATGGAGTAGAGCATTTACTTGGCTTTTCATTCAGTCTCCTATTCTGGAGGTTGTGAATCCAAGCCGCAAATCCGCTCAGTCGTCGCTTCGAGTTTCTCACGTAATAGATGGGAGTGATCTTATCTCTCGATAAGACCACCCCCCCATCAGTCCCCACCCTCACGGATGGAGACATATTACGACTCGAAGTTCATCAATTTGTCGATGTTCGCCGACGTCAAGAAGGCGAATAGTCCCAGAGCGACATTTCGTGGATCAGTGAGGGTATCACCCCGCTGATTTTCGATAACGCCGTACACCTTTCGAATTGTAGAAAGGGTAGCTGGGGCAACAGGGAATACCGTATGGATAAGCTCCGCATTGTGACGATCAATCGTCACTCCGCGCTTCTTATCTTGATACGAAGTATTCCGCAGGTTGAGCCGGAACTCTTCCGTAGCAGTTCGGAGAAGGTACTCTGACGAGTACTTATCCTGATTGATACGAACGAGGTTCTTAGCCACCGCATTGATGGTGACAACAGAAGGATCTGCGAACATGTATTCTACTCCTATACTAGACTTCGCCAGCACCATTGCTGGCTGTGTTGAGGCAAATTACCGCCTCGTCACTGCTAACGAAGCTAGTATGCCCATTTGGCCTGCCGAGAGAAACGGCAGGTGAGCTTCTGGAGTAATGCTGACAGGATACCGTTGCTTCTGCTCGGTCTGGATAACTCCGCCTTTCATGACGTTGTTACCAGACACGATCGTTGGCACGTGAAACCTGTTGACGGTGTATTTCATCAATGATATTGATGAAAGACTACAGGGGATGATGTTCCTTTTGGACTTTAAATAGTCACCAAGGTTCGTTCCCCAGTCGAATAGCCAAGACCATGGTAATATCTCCCATAAAGTGGAGAAATCTATGGTCATTCCATGTATGGAACGTTTGGCCATTCCCATCAGCTCAGACTGTGGAATTTTAGAAAAGTCGGCGCTAGGCATCCACCTAGCGTGACCTCTAATCTTCCGCTCTCCAATCACATCGCAGTTACTTTGTATAAAAGTATCTGCTGATTGCCAGACGATGTTCTGCACTTGCGTGACAGTCATCGAGTCGAGCTCAACCGTCTTCCGGAATCCTCGGGGGGTCTTAAGTCGTTCAATTTCTTTGATCCGCCTATCAAGCTGATCTTTGAAAGAGAATAACTTAATTAAATCGCTCGCGACGGGTGCAATCCCAAATGAATATGCGAGATTGCCTCTGCCAAGATCTCTAGGTATATTTCCACTGTGGAAACGTACTTTAGATTTCCCAAACTTAGGAATCAGGTCTGAACCTGCTTCCCTAAGCATGTGAACGATTTCCCCGATTTGCAAGACATTTACCGGTATATCCACATAGGGTTTACTGGGATTTGTCCTAGCGGCTGTTTGAGTAGCATATGCTGCATCATTCAGCTGTCCGGGAAACACACTAATGCCTGATAGTTGTCCATTTGCAACACCGTCGGCCATATAGTTTTCGAAGTATCCAGTATAATAACCAACTGGATTCGTCGATTGTATAGTGCCGGCATCGGATCGATAGATCCGGGTGATGTTGAGATCCCAATTGTCACCTGGAAGACGAGAGTCTTGACAGGTTTCAGTGAAATCCCAAGGACACATATCGTAAATAGGCGAACCAAACCTCGTCCTCTTACCTTGAGTACGAGGGTGTGTATTGGTTCGTGATCTATTGGCCATAGTGTTTACTCCATGAGGGTTGTCTTCTCCAAATAGGGCCATTGGCCCGACTGGATCGGACTGTGAGGTGCTTAAGG